TACATCAAGAAAAATGCACAATTTCGTAATGACGCAGGTTTTAATTGCTATATTGTCCGAAAGGGAAGAAGCTGCTGCAAGTGGTGTGCTGACGTTGCAGGAAAGTATAAATTCGGAGAACAGCCTGATGGTATTTTCCGCAGGCATGACAACTGCAATTGTACAATTATCTATGACGGTCAGACAATGCGCGGCAAGTTTAATTCAGACGGCACCCGCTCAAAGACGTGGGAAGAAATTCCAAATGCCACGGGGGAGTATTCGCCAACAATATTTTCAGAACATGACGGAAGCAAACTTGAGCAGAGAAATTTACGTCAATTCAGAGGATTGACAAACAGTAGCGATAATGATAAAATAAGGAATGTAAGGCTTGACGATGTTAAAAATGCTGCTGAGAACAGTAAAATCGAAGAAAGCGTAGCGAAAGCTATATTTGAGGCACTTGGTGAGAACAACGGGCAATACTTGTTTGATAACGTTGCTGTTGTTAAGCTTGATTTTGGTATCGTTATGCAGACGGATCCGATAAGAAAAGGCACATTTTTTGATGTTCAGCTTAACCTTAATGAAAATTTCTTGGGCGGCAAAACTGTAGAACAGATTGATGAACAAATACGAAATTCAGATTTTACAGTTGCTAATTCATTGCGTGAAGCTGTAATTCATGAGAAATATCACGCTAAACTTATAAGTGAATTGAATCAGAATCAGCTTGAATCGTTATATGACATATTATCCGATTATCATATTGATGGCATAAGCCCTACTGCATGGAAAGATGGTTCTGAATGTATTGCAGAAGTAGGAGTTCTCTTTGAACGTGGCGAAACAGATGATTTGCCACAACAAGCCAAAGACTTGTTTAACAGGTATATAGGAGGAATAGGATGATAAGATTAGGAGATTGTGACAATTGCAAAAACAGGCTTGGTTTTAAGAAAGGGCATACTCTTTGTCTTGCTTTTCCTGAAGGAGTTCCTTATGAGCATATGGAAAAGAACTTGAAATTACTTAAAGAATGCAATAACGGCATAGGTTTTGAGCCTAAGAAAAAGAATAATGATTGACCGTCTAACTGATTAGGCGGTTTTCTTATACCCAAAATAGAAAGGATAGATAATATGAAAATATTTATATCACAGCCCATGCGCGGCAAAACGGATAAGGAAATATCATCAGAAAGGGCAAAAGCTATAGAAACTGTCAAAGAAAGATATCATGCTGATGTAGAGGTTATTGATTCTTTCTTTCAAAATGCACCTACTGACGCAAAACCGCTTTGGTTTCTTGGAAAGTCACTTGAGCTGCTTTCATCAGCCGATGTCGCTGTTTTCTGCAATGGTTGGAAAGACGCACGAGGCTGTCGAATTGAATACAATTGCTGTTCAGAGTATGGTATTGAACATATAGAACTTTAAATATCGGAATTTAGCACCTTAACAGGTGCTATTTTTATACCCGTAAGGAGGTAAAAAATGCCGAAGCCGAGAGATGCCCCCTGCAAACGCCCTGACCGAGACGGTACACATCGTTTGCAGTTTGAGAGCAATAAAAAGAAAATTTACGCAACGCAGGAAGTCTGCGGGATATGTGGAAAGCCTGTTGACTTTGGCTTTAAATTTCCTCATCCGCTTTCAGCCTGCATTGACCACATCATTCCGGTCGCAAAAGGCGGACATCCGTCCGACATCAGCAATTTGCAGTTGGCACATATGTGCTGCAATCGCCAGAAGTCGGATAAGATCATTGAAAAACAGGATTTTTCAACAGGTATTGTTGAAGTAATATCAAACAGAGTACTGCCTCAAACATACGATTGGAAAAATATATGAAAGGAGTATCTGCATGGGCGTTGAAAAGCGTTACGGCAGACAAACTCCTACAACCTCTGTGGTCTTATCATATCAGGATTCTCGCGGAACAGAAGCAATTGACATCTATAATCGTTCCAACAAGGGTGTTCTGCCGTGGCAGGAGCTTATGCTGGAAGATATTATGGCTGTCAATGAAGAAGGCTTGTGGACTCATATGGAGTTCGGCTGGTCTATTCCGAGAAGAAACGGCAAGTCAGAGCTGCTTATAATGCGGTCAATGTGGGCGGTGCAGCATGGAGAACGAACACTTTACACGGCACACCGCACTACAACTTCCCACAACGCATGGGAGAAAATAGTAGAGAGACTTGCCAAGGCAGGATTCAAGGAAGATTTAGACTTCAAGACTACCAAAAAATTCGGCTTAGAGGAAATCATATGGCTAAACGGCGAAGAAGAGGAATGCGGAGTGATAAATTTCCGCACACGCTCAAGCAAGGGCGGACTTGGTGAAGGCTACGACCTTCTCGTTATTGACGAAGCTCAGGAGTACACATCGGATCAGGAGAGTGCATTGAAGTATGTTGTTACTGACAGCAAAAATCCTCAGACTCTGATGTGCGGAACGCCTCCGACGGCGGTTTCGTCAGGAACAGTATTTTTGAAATACCGCAAGGAATGTCTTTCGGGAAGCAAGGAAGATGCAGGCTGGGCAGAATGGTCAGTTCCTAATCTGACAGACGCTCATGACCCTGACTTGTGGTACGAAACGAATCCTAGCCTTGGGTATATCCTTTCAGAAAGAAATATCCGCTCCGAATTGGGCGACGATCAGGTCGATGATAATATCCAGCGACTTGGTCTGTGGCTTAGATACAATCAGAAATCAGCTATCAGCAAGGAGGAATGGCTTTCCTGCACAGCAGACAGTCCGCCTCAGCTTTCTGAACCTGTAAAGCTGTATTATGGTATCAAGTTTGCCAAAAACAACGGAAATGTTTCACTTTCTGTTGCGGTAAAGACGATTGACGGAAAGATATTCATTGAAAGCATTGACTGCCGACCAATCAGAGAAGGCAATCAATGGATAATTGACTATCTGATAAACTCAAAAGCTAAAAAGGTGGTAATCGATGGAGCAGGGAATCAACAGATACTTGCTGATGATATGAAAAACGCAGGGGTAAAATGCAAAGCAATCTTGCCGAAAGTGGCTGATGTGATAGCGGCTAACGCATTATTTGAGCAAAAGCTTTTTGATATGCAGTTGCTGCACATGGCACAGCCGGCATTGATTCAGGCTGCGTCCAACAGCGAACACAGGGCTATAGGAAACTCCGGAGGTTTCGGCTATGTGTCGATACTGGAAGGCGCAGACGTATCCCTGCTTGAATCCGCAGCTCTTGCAGTATGGCTGTGCGCCAATGTCAAGGAGCGGAAAAAGCAGGAGATAACATATTAACTACCCGACTACGGGGGAAAGTAGGAGAATTATGTCCGAGGAATTCAAGACTATCGAAACACAGGAAGCGCTTGACGCGATCATTAAGGAGCGTTTGGAGCGCAACACAAGAAGCGTGACAGATTCTGTCACCAAAAAGTACGAAGGCTATATCTCGCCTGACGAGTATAAGAAATCAACTGACAGCATCGAGGTGCTTAATAAGCAGCTTGAAGAAAACAAGCAGACGATAGCTGATCTTACTGCCAAGAATGCGAAATACGAGAGTGACTCGGTAAAAATGAAAGTCGCAAGAGAAGCAGGACTGCCTATCGAAATGGCTGACAGGATATGCGGCAAGGATGAAGCGGAAATGAAGGCAGACGCAGCAAAGCTTGCGTCATTTATGAAATCCTCGCATTCGCCGCAGTTGAGAGATCCCGAGAGCGGCGAAAGCTTGTCAGGTGTGGAGGCAGCATTCTACAAAAGAAATCCAAATTTAAAGAAATGAGGTATTTGATCTATGGCACATGAACATCAGGAAAGATATTCAGAACTTACCCTCGTAAAAATGCGTGCTGAACTCGCGCTTAAAGACGGTGTTGTCTTTAATAATGACTATGAGGGCGACCCGAAAGCCGGTGCAGTCAAAGTTCCGGTAAGAGATAAAGAGGTTGAGGTATCTGATTATAATAAGTCAACAGGTATGAACCCGACAGAGGGCGCTACATCATACAAGACGATCGTTATAAGCAAGGACAAGGGCGTGAATGAGATCATTGACGGATATGATGAACAGTCTGTACCGGATAATCTCGTTGCTGACAGACTCGACTCGGCAGGTTATTCACTTGCTTCGGTTGTCGATACTGACGGCGGTTCAACTCTCCTTTCAGGCGGTACGATCGAGAACGTTGAGAGCATCACAACTGCAAATATCTATGATATCATTGTTGAGATCCGCAAAAATATGTCGAAGGCTAATGTTCCGAATGATGGCAGCCGATATATGCTCGTAACACCTGATATTTTTGCGATTCTTCTTAAATCGCCACAGTTCGTATCAGCTTCAAGCCTTGGAGACGAGGTGAAGCAGAGCGGTATCATTGGCAGAATTGCAGGATTTAATATTATCGAGTGGAATGACAGTACCGCGAACCTCGCAATGATCGCAGGTCATCCGCGATTTGCAACCAGAATCAAAGAATGGAGTGTTCCTGTGCACATTCAGAGTCTTGATGAATCAGGAAAGTATATAGGAGCAGTTGCTGTACAGGGCAGAATGGTTTATGACCATGCCGTTCTTCGTGCGTCGGCTATCCGCTGCGTATTCTCGCCCGCAGTTCTTTCAGGATCTCTTGCGGCTGCAACAGGTTCCGGCACATCCGGCAAGACTGTTGTAACGATCAGTTCGGGCAATACGGGTACAACATACGCTTACAAGGTCAATCCTGCGGAAAGAGCAAAGTACGGCGTATCATCTGCAAACTATGGCGGTACTGCTCTCACGAGCGGCACTACAGCTATCTCAGTATCGGCAGGCGATGTGATCGAAGTTGTTAATTTTGACAGTTCCGCAGCAGTTGCAGCAGGCTACTTTACAGTATCAGCCGATGATATTGCTAAGTGATGGTATATGCAACAGTTTCTGATATAACGGCAAGCGGATACACTCTTACTGCACAGCAGCAGGATGCGGCAGAGGTTTTACTCGAAACCGCGTCCGCAAAGCTGCGATTACAGGCTAAAAGATTCGGCAAGGATATAGACGAAATGATCGCTTCCGATGAGGATTATATCCTTGCTGTAAAATCTGCTGTTATATCTTCGGTGATGAGAGCGATGAACAGTATCGGAGATACATCTCCGCCTGCGACGCAAATTTCACAGTCAGGTCTTGGTTATACCGCGTCAATGACATATCTTAATTCCGGTCAGTCGCTGTACTTTTTGCGAAACGAGCTGAAAGAACTTGGACTTATGCGCCAATCTTACGGAGCACTGGAGGTGTTCGGGTGAGCCTTTTAAAAGGAATGGATATAGAGATTTTTGAAAACGGCAGTTTTGAAAAGGTATGCGGGTGTCTCGTTGGTTCACCGTCGGCAGACGGGAAAACCTACACTATCGGCATTCCAAAGGGTGATATTCACAACTGGGTGAATAAGAAACTCCGCGTATTCGGGATCATATTCAGAACTATCGGCTATCCGCAAATGGGAATTGCTGAAAATATTCCACTTAACTGGGACAGAAACGTTACAGCGGAGATTTTGAGAACAAATGGCAATTGTACCATCTACGAAAAGGGTACCTATCGGAAAAGAGTTTATCATGAGGTATTTTTCATTGATAAGCGAGGAGAAAGCGTGACGAAACCCGGAGCAGACACGGCTGACAGTCTGACTGTGACAATATACTCAGCCTGCAACAGTGACGATTACATTCCCAAAAAAGGCGATATAATCGTTCCGGCTGATATTGAGTTTGAATTTGATGTATCATCTCAGCAGGCAGAATCAGCGAGTATGGCAGAGTTTCGCAGGCAGTATTCCGACTTTGCAATTGTGGACAGCACTCAGGTCTCCGATTCAATAAGCGCTGATTATATCATTAATGCAAGGTGAGGACAATGGTTGGCTACAAGTTTGTGTACAATTCCGCTG